AAAGCGTGCGTATTGCCTGAAAATCCAGCCAGCTACAGGGTCGTTCGCACGAAATCTTATTTATTCAACAAAGCCTGACGGGATATGAAAATAACCTTTTTCATCAGAATCTTCGCCATTATTAAATCTCTTTTTTCGATTGGATCTTTAAACATGTCATTGATAGTCATTAACGAGTTGCAGAAACCAGGTCTGGTTGGTATGGATGTTTCAACATTAAATCCAGCTATCATGAAGTGAGCTAAAATAGTTAGCGAGGATTCTTCTGCAAGTTTTTTGGAGTGCTCAGATTTTAAAGGCTGTAATGTAATTTTGTTTCCACTGTATTTTATTAATATTTTAGATATGTCAGGTCTCCACTCATCTCCTAATGATGGGAATATTCTCCATGCACAGTACCAATTTTTGCAAACCCTAGGTCTTTCAGTGTAAATACCACAACCGCGTTGAGATAGATGTTGGCATGGAACATCTGCAATTTTCTTTAGCACATCTTCATTAATTCTTAAAGAAACGCAGCATACCGAACATGCGCCACACTCTCGATTTGGGACTAAATGTTTAAAATTCGACATTGTGTTTTCTCAATAGAGTAAATCAGCCATTCCTCTTTTCTTGGTTGCGCCAGCGTCCCACCGCTGGCGGGCTGAACCTTCACCATATCCAGATTATCGGATATATCCCATCCTGATATTTGAACAGTCTTTAACCTGGCCGCTATGTGCGGCTTTTTTATGGGCGCAATATGGCAAATAAAAAAATTCAGGGGCGAAAGGGCGGCTCCACATCTTCCCGTACGCCGACAGAACAGCCCGACGATCTCCAGTCGGTAGCGAAAGCAAAAATCCTGCTGGCGCTGGGTGAGGGCGAATTTTCTGGCGAACTCACCGGGCAGTCTATTTTTCTGGATGGTACGCCACTGTTGAATGCTGACGGTTCGTCAAATTTCAGCGGTGTGGCCTGGGAATTTCGATCTGGTACGCAGGCACAAACCTATATTCAGGGGATGCCCGGTAGTGAAAATGAAATCAGCCTGGGCGGTGTGGTTGTTTCCAGCGCTTCGCCGTGGACCAGAACACTGACCAATACACTGCTTTCTGCCGTTCGCCTGCGCATTAAATGGCCTTCCATTTTCCGGCAGGAAGATGATGGCGACCTGGTAGGATACACCATCAACTATGCGATAGACCTGCAGACGAACGGAGGTACGTTTCAGACGGTAATTGACACATCTGTAACGGGTAAGACGACCAGCGGTTACGAGCGTAGCCACCGCATCAATCTGCCAGCCGGTGCCACAACGTGGACGGTTCGCCTGCGTAAAATCACTGCAGACGCGAACAGCGCAAAAATCGGCGACACAATGACGCTGCAGAGCTACACGGAAGTGATCGACGCCAAGTTGCGCTATCCGAATACCGCGCTGTTGTATATCGAGTTCGACTCCAGCCAGTTTAATGGCTCCATTCCGCAGATATCCTGCGAGCCCCGCGGGCGTGTTATCCGCGTCCCTGATACCTACGACCCTGAAACACGCACCTACAACGGTACATGGTCAGGGGCGTTTAAGTGGGCGTGGACGGATAATCCGGCATGGATTTTTTATGATTTGGTGGTGAGTGACAGATTTGGCCTGGGTGACAGGCTGACGGCAGCTAACATCAATAAATGGATGCTATACCAGGTTGCACAGTACTGCGATCAGCTTGTCCCTGACGGGAAAGGTGGTGATGTTCTGGAGCCCCGCTACATCTGCAATGTTTATGTGCAGGACCGTAACGACGCATATACCGTCATGAGGGATTTTGCGGCTATTTTCCGGGGGATGACATACTGGGGTGGCAATCAGATTGTTGCTCTGGCTGATATGCCGCGTGATGTCGATTACAGCTACACCAACGCAAATATCCTTGACGGTAAATTCACATACAGCAGCAGCACTTCAAAAACCCGGTATACCACTGCGCTTGTTTCATACTCCGACCCGGCGAACGGCTACGCCGACGCAATGGAACCTGTCTTCGAGCAGGATTTGGTCAGACGCTTTGGCTTTAACCAGCTTGAACTGACGGCTATCGGTTGCACCCGACAATCGGAGGCAAACCGTAAGGGGCGCTGGGGCATTCTGACTAATAACAAAGACCGCGTGGTCACCTTCTCTGTTGGTCTTGACGGGAATATCCCGCAGCCGGGATACATCATCGCGGTCAGTGACAGGGACCTGGCCGGAAAAGTGACAGGTGGCCGCATCAGCGCGGTAAGCGGTCGGGTACTGACACTCGACCGCGTACCGGATGCCGTGGCAGGGGATCGCATTATGGTGAATCTTCCGACAGGCGCATCACAGAGTCGTACTATTCAGGCTGTCAGCGGTAATAAAGTCACCGTTTCGACGGTGTTCACTACAACGCCAGAAGCCCAGGCGGTGTGGGTGGTTGAGTCAGATTCGCTTTATGCTCAGCAATATCGTGTTGTCAGCGTTACGGAAAATGACGACGGCACATTCACCATCGTGGGTGCCGCACATGATCCGGATAAATATGCACGCATCGATACGGGTGCGATTATCGATCAGCGCCCGGTAAGCGTGATCCCGCCAGGTAATCAGTCAGCACCTTCGAATATCGTCATTTCCAGTTACGCCGTTGTGAATCAGGGGATCAGTCTGGAGACGATGCGCGTCAGTTGGGACCAGGCACCTAATGCCATTTCTTACGAGGCCCAGTGGCGGCGTAACGATGGCGACTGGGTGAACGTACCCCGCAGCTCTACCGCGTCGTTCGAGGTGCCAGCTATTTATACCGGACGTTATCTTGCACGTGTACGGGCTATTAACGCGGCTGAAATTTCCTCCGGCTGGGGATATTCAACCGAAACAACACTGACCGGGAAAACGGGAAATCCGCCGAAGCCTGTCGGTTTTATGGCATCAGGTAATGTGGTTTTCGGCATTGAACTGAACTGGGGATTCCCTGCGAACACGGACGACACGCTGAAAACGGAAATTCAGTACAGCGCCACGGGGACGACTGATGATGCGGTTTTGCTGGCGGATGTGCCGTATCCGCTGCGCAAATATCAGCAGATGGGTCTCAAAGC